GGCGGCGCACCGCATAGAAAGAACGTACCACATACAATGTCGTAAATCTGGCCGTTCTTGTCCCGCAGTCCCCGATTCGTTGAAAGATTCAACAGCTTGCCCTCGTCATTGCAAATCAGGCCAACAGGTTCATCAAGGGGATAGATAGGCTGAATCAAGCCCCCTACGATCTCCTGCATGACTTTCAGGGAATCATCAATTTCCCGCACTTCCGGTCTGCGCTCCGGTTCAACTACTAACACACGCATAGCAACACCTTCCTTCTATATCTCAAACTTACCCCGCAGCCAACGGACAGCCTGACGCTTCCGGGAAAATTCCTCCGTCCATGCGTCTCCTGTGGTGTTGTCTACCGCCACCCACTTACGGCCTTCCTTCGTCAGAAAGAGGCCGCAGGGAGTACGGTGCTCTATGACCTGTCCAAGAATCCCCGAGCTGACACGCTGGATTTTAAGTTTCTTTTCCATCTGCATCACCTCCAACGGCTGTGTTCCGGTCCTGACACATCAGGTAGTTTGCGGTTGGCTCCCAGTCAGAGACTACGATCTCCATGTGCTTATCACACAGGAAGTCACCCTCGCCGATGTACTGGCAGCAGTCACAGACGCCAGGATCACAGAACCTCTTGAGCGTGGGCCTGCCGTGTACCTTTTTATGTTTTCTACTCATGGCTCGCTCCCTTGGGGACAGCGGCGAACTCCATGTGGTACATATCCAGGGATTTCCCAAGGATAATGTGATCGCCCTTGTAGTAGGTCGGTTCGCAGTACCCGGCAGCACGGGCCTCCGCCTCTGTAGTAAAGACAGCGGTAATCCGAACTGTGCAGAACCGGGGCGTATAAACAGAATCGCCAATCTTCATGTTCAACGCCCTTCCTTTCTATTCAGATGCCGTTCCAGCAGGGTACAGTAGCCGTATACCCGGTCAACAGACAGCTCTACCCACTCACCGCAAGCGGTCTGATCCCCTCGCACAGGCTCCAGGTGAACCTTTCCATCCTCGTAGGATTCATGGACCCGGATACAGGTGTCACCGAAGAAGTAGCAGACAGTCCCGTCACCCTGCTCTGTGCTGGTCAGGCTGGGAATAGCTGCCACATCCCGCATCTGTTCCAGGATGTAGCAGTCCTCTACCTTCCAGCCATCGGCGTTCCCTTCCTCAGCCATATACCAGTCCAGCCGGACCCCCTGATCGGAAGTCACGTCCAGGCAGTAGGCAAAGATAGAGTTGCTGAACATACGAGGACGGAACCCTTTGTTGTCGCTGTTGAAACGATAGGTACGGCTCAACAACGGATACTGTGTGGCAAAGCTGTCCTCCGTGAAGATGATGTGTGCTGTCAGATCATCCCTGGGAGAAGTAGCTTTCAGCTCCCGGAAAATCTGTTTCAATTCACTATAGTTCATAATGATTCCTCCAAAAGTAAATGACCCGGCATCCCCACCGTAAGGCAGGGACACCGGGCCATCGTAGTGCATCTTAGCTGGCCTGTGCCAACTCAGGCACCATCTGGGCGGCGTTCACGATCTCCATGAACTGCTGACCGAACGCCTTTGCCTGGGCCGCTTCCTCCGGGCTGAGAGTGCTGACCGTCTGGAAGTTGAACAGGGCGTAGGGCTTGCCGCCCTTGCTGATGGACTTCTCCAAGGTAATCTTCGTGACCACACTGGAAAGCGGCGTCAGGGTACTCAACAGCCGAGTGGAGTATTTCAGGAACCGTCCTTTGCTAGTCACGGGGACACGCACCAGCAGAGGGATGATACTGTTGGGCCGCAGCAGGAACAGCAGCACCGATTCCTTGCAGGCTTTGGCGTTGCTGTCCCCGTCCTTGGAACCGAAGTCATTGTAGGGACAGTGCGCGCAGGCTTTCCCATCGTGGGAGATAATGCTGTTCTGGCTCATGCAGACAGGCGGCGTACCCTCCACCGGATCGGGCGTATCCCAATATGCCCTGGGCGTGGTGTAGTCCAGAATGATACCAGACAGCTCCATTGCGGCCTCGTTTCCCGCCAACCCCGGCACCTCAAACACGGTAGCACCGCCAGAGGGGGACTTGACCAGATCGAACAGGTCGAGGGTCAGCGGCTGGCTCTTCAAGTTGGCCCGGATGATGTCCAGGGCGTTGTTCGTCAGGGCCAGATAGGTGGAATCCACCTGGGCCAGAGAGGTTTCCGGCGCAGAGGTAACGGTGATAGCCTGATTTCCAGTGGGCTGCTGCAACTCCTGCACCTTGCCGCTCATACGGCCTTTCAGTTTCGTGTTATCCATGATGAACCTCCATTCAGCTTGCCGCCTTGATAGTGAAGCGGCGGTAGGATGACTTGCTGGTGTACTTCTTGCAGAGGGCGGGATGCTCGGCCTTCAAGGTCTTGCTGTCAAGCCGCTCCTGGGACACGCTTTTCCAGGTGACAATCCGATCACCAATAGTCCCAACCTCATTCTCGCCCATCATCTCCTTCAGAAGATTCTCGGCCTTCTGCTTCCGCTCGGTGACGATCTCCAACTGCTCACAGGCTTCATCATACTGGGCCAGCAGATCAGCGGCAGTGTCGGGCAAAGTGATGTGAGACTTGGGGATGCTGTCATGGAAGCGGTCAGCAAGGAACTTGGCAGAGGCAGTGGAGCCATCCAGCGGCGGAACGGTAAGCTCCTCTACATGATGCCAGAAGTTGGATTCCAGCTCAATGAGCATAGAAATCAATTCCTCGTCACGCTCCACGAACTTCCACTTGAAAGTGTTGCCGCCAATCAAAACGGCGATGTAGGTTCCGGCATACCCGGTGACGGCCATGTAGTGCTGCACTTGGAGCATATACTCGTCTGGGATGGTGTCCTCCCACTCGCTGGCCTTATACGCCGAAGCGGTCTTGGCCTCGAAGATGCACTTCCCAACATCCGGGACATCACAGATGCCGTCCAGGTTCGCCAGCATGAAGGGATGTTCCTCGCTCTGGAGTAGCTGCATGGTGTGGATCACCTCGATCCCGGTGCGCTTGGTGAACTCGGCACGGACGAAGGGTTCCAACTGCGTCCCCCAGTAGGCAGCTTCCCCGGCCTCCTGGCTGGGCATTTGATCTGTTTTCTCCAGCCACAGCTCCACAGGGGACTTGTAGCGGTTGATACCGCAGACTACAGAAGCGTCCGAACCGCCGATACCCTGCTTCCGGTACTCCAGCCAGTCAGCATAGGGCATATTCTCGGTAGATACCAATACTTTTGCAGGCATATGATAACCTCACTTTCATTGAAATAGAATAAGGAGCGCACAGCTATGCAGCCATGCGCTCCCTATTTGCCATTGAACATCACGCCGCCGCCAGTGCCATCTTGTACGCCTTGTCGATCATGGGATTGCCCTCGACAGTCCGCAGGAACAGGTTCTCGTTGTAGTTCCTGGTCTTGCGGATGGGGTCAGCATGGGTGGCAAAGTCGCTGATGGCATTGACGAAGCGGTAGCCGTTCTTTCCCACGTTAGAGAGGTCGGGAGCATCCCAATACCGCCGCTTCATGTCCTCCAGCAGCCGCAGATTGTTCTTGCGCTGCACATCGGGCATATCCAGGGTGACAGGGAAGAACTCGGCCATGAACTCCATGACCTTCTTATCGGTCAGCCTGATTCTGGACAGGGTATCAATGCCACGGCCCAACTCGCCCATGTACTTCTCAGCCAGTCCCAAGGTTTCCTCGGCCTCATGGACACGGAGCATGACGTTCTCGGTGTGCTTGGTGGTCCAGATGCGCTTGGCACTGTCCAAAGCCAGGTTGAGGGTATTCTGGCAGACAACACGGATGGGGGTCATGGCAACCTTGATACCGCTGCTGCCGTCGTGGCTGTTCATCACGACCAGATAGGGAGCGATCTCGTCCCCGGCGATGATGTAGCGGTGGGGCATACGGGCCAGCATCCAGACCTTGCGGCCACCCTGCAAGGCCCCGGCAGTCTCGTAGGTCACGCCAGCCCCCAGCAGGTCATCGGTGAACTGGAAAGCGTCCTCGTTCTGCACCACCTTGTAGCGGTCGGACACGATACCAAGGGCTTCGTTGTCGGTGCTGCGGAGATTGACCTTGTAGCCGGAGATCAGGGAGCCGTTCTCGGTGTAGACATCCTTCTGGATGACCTCCCAATCCAGGCCAGCGTAGATCAGGGCATCAGCGGAGGTGGGAGCCTCCTGGACTTCCGTACCCAGGCCATGCCAGGGCTTTTCACGGACGTAGAACATGGTTTCAACATTAGCGGGCATAATTGTACCTCCTAGATTTGATTTAGTGGGCTGCACTCAGCCCATGCCGGACAGAGAAATAGAGGGCCTCCCACACGGGAAGCCCTCTATTCCGAGTATGTGTCAGGGTCATCGTTGAACTTCGCGGGTTCCTCCTTTCCATCTGTGCTCTGTGCCGCCGTCAGCAGGACAGAGAGGGCGAGCAGGATTGCTTTGAGAATCTTTTTCTTGGACAATGCAGATCACTCCATTTCCTATTGATGTCATTGATAGAATATATCGTTGAGGGCGAACATCATACGATGAAAACAAGGACACCCAACACAGGCGTCCTTGTGATTCATGTATCCAATATCTACAGCTTTACCTTTTCCCATGCTCAGAGGTCGAGCTATCTCCCAACGCTTGCTTCTGGAATCTCTCAAACGTCTGATAGCCATCCTCTTTGCACTGAGGACAGGGGTTGACTACTGTATGTACCAAGCCCAGCTTGTAGGGACACTTGGCACAGGGCGAGTTCATGTGATGAATCAGCTTTTTCAGCTTCAAGGGTAACACCTCCGAATCAATGTAGCGGGATAAGCTGACTGAATAAGAGGGAGGAGCGTTGTACTCCCCCCTCTGTTATATTACCGAAGAGCTATCAGCCTATCGAGTAGGCCGCTTATTGTCAGACTTTTCCGAGTGCGAACGCAACGTGCTTATCCCCGTTATAACAGGGGCGGCAGCATTTGCTATCTTTGCTCCTGTTTCAATCATCTTTCTCCCTTTCCTGAGTATCTTGCCAGCTTTTTTCTTCCAACCCATAGTAAGCCAGCTCCTTTCCTACAAACTTAACTCAACGATACTTACCCTTCATATCCCTTGGGATACTTAATGTCCAGCAGCGGGCGGTCATTGGGGTTCGTGATCTTCACGGCCATGATTGCCTTGTGACAGGCCATGAGCTGATCTCGGACCATCTCCAGGTGCGCCTTGCTCTGTGGGACGATGTACTTCTTGGAGCCGACCTCCAGCAGTTCGAGATACCAGTTGACCATCTCCAGCTTGCTCAGACAGTAGGAGGAGATCATCATCTTGTCGTTGGCATCCTTGATGGCCTCCGTCTCGATCTGGATGTAGGACACCAGATCGGAGGGGTTCTTCTTTAGCTTCTTGGGCTTGTTGAACATAGCGAAGCTCCTTTACAGGCTTACGTATAACGCTCCATAGCATCCCGGCACTTCTTGCTCATACGCACATAGCTTTCGCTGCCGTCTTTGAAAGTAATCTCATAATAG